TCAGACGTCCCCCTCACAGAACTGAAACCGCGCCACGATCCGCCGCGCCCAGGGGCGAGACAGCGGGCTCTCGATCACCCCGTGGCCGCTGTAGGCATGCACGAAGCTCGCCCCCGCCCCGACCCTGGCCGCGATGCCCAGATGCTTGGCCACGCCGCCCGCGCGCAGCCGGAACAGGATCACCTCGCCCGGCCGCTCGGGCAGGCTCCCCGCCTCCTCCGACAGCGCGATCAGATGCCGTCGCGCCGCCGCCCAAAGCCGCTCCTTGCGCGCCGGCTCCGACCAGTCGGGCGTATAGGGCGGCACAAGCTCCGGCTCGCCGCCGTAAAGCTCGCGCCAGATCCCGCGCAAAAGGCCAAGGCAGTCGCTGCCCGCCCCCTCGACCGAGGCCTGATGCAGATAGGGCGTCCCGATCCAGCGCCGCGCGATCGCCACCGCCTGTTCGCCCACCGTCACCGGAACAGGCTCCCGCCGTCATTGCTGCCGCCTTCAACCGGATAGGAGACCAGCCAGTCCTCCCCGGGGATATGCGGGAACCCCCTGAAATTCCTGAAATTGTCGAATTTCAGCCGGCAGGTGTCGGCACGCCGGTCGCAGCCCGCATCAAGCCGCACAAGGTCCCCCACCGCGACCTCGGCGCCCAGCCCCTGCCACAGCTCGACCACCCGCGCCCCCGTGTCCTGCACCCGGTCGTTCTTGATCACACCAACGAGCCCCGCCGCCGCCCCGCTCAGCACCCGAAAGCGCCCCTTCTCGAACCAGCGGTCTTCGAAGCCCGCAACCGCGGCAAAGCGGAACACCCGCCCCTCCTCGACCGTCTCGGCGGCAATCTCGAGCCCGTAGCCGTTCCTCTCCAGATCGAAGCGGCAGGCCGCATCGCCCAGCACCGCCGAGCAGCGCGGATGATAGATCCGCCCGCGCTCGGCCGACAGCGCCTCGGTCAGCCCGCGCAGCTCCGCGCTGAAGGCGCCCGCCCCCCGTGTCACCTCACCGATCGTGCCGCGAAAGGTCTCGGCCCGGATCGCCACATCCGCCCAGTCGACGATCCAGGCCCGCACCTCGGCGCCGTCATAGCGCCCCGCCAGCAGATCCGCCTCCGAGATCGCCTCCGAGCTCAGCGCGCCATAGCCCTCGCTGTTGTCGACCGCGAGCCCCGTGCCCTGCACCAGCGCCTTCGCCGTCATGCCGCTGCCGGGCTCGAAACGGATCCCCTCGAAGACCAGCGGCCGGTCGTGGTCGGTAAAGCCCAGCCCCCGCCCGTCCTTGCGCAAGATCGCCCAGGCCCGCGCCAGCGTCGTCGCGCCGCCCGCAAGATGCGCCTTCAGCTCCTCGGAATAGGTCATTAGATCCGCACCTCCAGCACCGGCACCTGCGGCAGGTCGCCCGCCCGGAACGACTGCACGGACACCTGGATCGTGTCGGTGTCGAACCGCACCGGCACATCGAACTCGAAGCCCGCGGTCACCCGCACCCCCTCGGCCGGCGGGTCGAAGAAGGTGACGATGCCGGTCGCGGTGTCGATCCCGAAATGCACCGCCTCGGCCAGGCTGTCGCCCTGCACCCCGACGACGACCGTCCCCGCCACCGGCTTGGTGATCGGGCGCACGTAATCGACACCGCCCGAGCTGTAGGTCTTCTTCAGCCCGAAGGCCGTGGTCACCCCGTCGCCGGTGCCGATCAGCTGATCCTCGAAGCGCGGCGCGCGCGAGGCCGGACAACTCTTGTAATCGGCCCAGTCCTTCCAGCGAAAGCCGTGCAGCTGTCCGGCCCGCGCCTCGAAAAAGGCGATCAGCCGCTCGACATCGTCGAGGCTGCGCAGCCCCACTCCCGCGTCATAGCGCCGGCGCGAATGCGCCCAGGGGGTGTTGCGTTCCTCGAACCCGTTCGCCAGCGTGACGATCTCGGTGCGCCGCTCGGGCCCGCCGACCGAGCCGAAGCTCAGGTTCGCGGGAAAGCGGATCTCATGAAAGGCCATCTGCCCCTCCTCCTCAGCTGTTGCGGCTGCCGCGCGCCAGGGCGCGGTTGATCTGCGCCGCGATCTGGCTCTGGCTGCGGGCAAAGCCTGCGACATCGGGTGTGGTCACGTTCATCACCACGCTGACCGTGCGCCCGCCGCCGCCCGCCTGCACGCCAAGCCGCCCGTCCGCACCGCGCGCGAGCGGCAAGATCGCCTCGGGCCCGGCCTCGCCCATCAGCCCCGCCCCGCCGCGCATCGGGAAGGAAACCGGGCTGCTCACCACGCCCCCCTTGGCGAAGGGCATCACCTGCCCCTGGCTGAAGGCCGCGCCATTCGCGAAGGGCAAAAGCCCGCTCAGCAACCCGTTCACCCCCTCGGCGATCGCCGAGCCAAGCGCGTTCTGCACCGGCCGCAGCGCGACCGAATAGGCGCTGGCCGAGATCGTCTGCGCCACCTCGCTCAGCGCATCCGACAGCTTCATGCCGTCGAAGATCAGCCCGTCGAAGGCGCGCCGCAGCCCGCGTCCGATGCTGCTCGACAGGGTCGAGACCTCGCGCCCGGTGTAGACCATGCTCTCGCGCATCCGCAAAAGCTCGCCACCAAAGCTCGCCGCCACCGCCTCGGCCCCGCCAAGGTTGCGCTCGAGATCGGCCGCCTGCGCGCTCAGCGCATCAAGGCTGTCCATCTGCATCCTCCTGATGTTTCGGTCCTGCCGGCACATCCGGCCAGCGCGCAGAAAGCGCCGCCAGTCCCGCCCGCGTCAGCGGCGCCCGCGCCGCCCCCTCGCCCAGCATCAGCGCAAGCTCGGCCGGCGTCAGCGCCCAGAATTCGCGCGGGTGCAGGCCAAGCCCGCGCAGCCCCGCCCGCATCAGCCCCGCCCAGTCGAGCCCACCCTCGCTCACGACGCCCCCGGCACGGTGAAGGCGCGGGCGAGCAGCTCGGCCGCGATCCGCGCCGCCACCACCGGCCCGCCGCCGATCTCGACCGTGCGCAGGTCCTCGGCCCGTCCGTCCCAACCGCCGCCGCGCAGCCCCGCGACCACAAGCGCCAGCACGTCGCGGGTGGAAAACGCCCCGCTCTCGAAGCGCCGCACAAGGTCGAGCATCGTGCCGCCGCCAAGCTCCGCCTCAAGCTCGGCCAGCGCCCCAAGCGTCAGCTTTGCCCCCCGTCGCTCGCCGTCGAGCACGACCTCGACCTCTCCCGCCCAGGGGTTCGCCATCACAGCGCCGTAAAGCTCAGCGCCCCGGCCGAGGCGAGGCTCAGCTCATAGGTCGCCTCGCCATTGTGACTGCCCGCATAGTCGATCGAGGCGATCATGAAGGGCCCCTGGACGATGCCGAAATCCGGGATGATGACCTGGAAATCCGGCGCCTCGCCGTCGAAGAAGATCTGCCGCGCGCGCTCGTCCGTCGCCGCATCGCGAAACACGCCCGAGCCGCTGATCGCGGCCGAGCGCACGCCCGCGCCGCCCAGAAGCTCGCGCCAGCCGCCCTGGCTTTCCAGCGAGGTCACGTCGACCGTCTCGGCGTTGAAGCTGATCCGCGTCGCGCGCAGCCCCGCGATGGTCTCGAAAGCGCCCGCCCCGGTCAGGTCGAGCTTGATCAGAAGGTCCTTGCCGTTCTGTGCCGCCATTTTCGCTCTCCGATTGCTGAAATTGCCGCGGGTCTCGCGGCCCGCTCAGGTCTCCACCCGCGCCCGAAAGGTCAGGTCGATGCGCCGCAGGCTGCCCTGCGCCGCCCGCGCCGCCCGCGCCCGCACGAACCACAGCCCGACCAGCCGCCCGCGCGCGAGCACAAGCGGCGCGTCGACCAGCGCATCCGAGACCGCCGCCGCCGCCGCCTTCGCCGCGGCAAAGCCCGCCGCATCGCTGATGACCGACACGGTGAAATCATGCACCGCACCGCCGCCCGTCTTGTCCGAGGCATCGCGCGCCTCCTCGGGGCCAAGGCTCACCCAGGTTCCCGTGGGCGTGCCATTCGGCGCCGCGTCATGGATCGCGCTGCCGACAAGCGCCGCCAGCGCCGCGTCATCGCACAGCGCCTGATAGACCGCGCCCTGCAGCGCCGCCGCCACGCCATAGCTCATCGCACCACCTCCTCGCGGGCAAAACAGGTCAGATAGCGCGCCCCCGGGTCCGCCTCGGTGACCGCGAGGATCGCGAAGATCCGCGCGCCATCGCGAAAGCGCTGCCCGGCCTCGGGCCGGCGGGGCGAGCCCGCGGGCGCCGCGCGCACGACGATCTTCCAGGGAAGCGTGCCAAGTGCCACGTCCTCGCCCGCCCGCGCGCTGCCGGTTCCCGCGCGCATCTCGGCCCAAAGCGTGCCACGCACCGTCCAGCCCGCGCCGAAGCCCCCCGCGCCATCCGCGATGCGGACAGGCGCCTCGAGCACCAGCGGCCGGGTCAGCCGCGGCGCGCTCATCCCCGCCCCCCCAGCACCCGCACCGTGCGCCAGCGCTCGATCAGCGCCATCACCCCGAAGGGCATCGCGCTCATCTCGCCCGCCCCGTCGTGGCGCAACTCGAAATACTGCGCCGCCAGCAGGAACACTGCCTGCGCCAGGTCGACCGGAAGCTCGGCCCAGGTGCCGAAGCCCGCGGTGAAGTCGATCTCGGCCGTGCCCGCCACCGGCACCTCGGGCAGCGGCCCGCCGACGGCCTCGAGCCGCGGCCGCGCCAGATCCTCGACAAGCCGCCAGCGCGTGGCGGCAAGCACCGTCTCACCGCCCACCCGGTCGATCAGCCGCACCTCGGCCACCGCGCTCACCGGCGCCACCGGCAAGGGCACGCTCCGCGCGTCGCGCCAGCCCGGCAGCACCAGGCGGAACCCGCGCGCCAAAAGCACCTTGGCCGTGCGCCCCTCGATCGCCGCGATTGCCGCCCGCAGATAGGCCACAAGCGCCGCATCCTCGGCGCCCGTGTCGGCAAAGCCGCTGCCAAGCCGCAGGTGGTCGCGAAATTGCGCCACCGGCAGCGCCGCCTGCGCCACCGCCGTCAGTTCCTTCAGCATCATCGCATCTCTCCGAAAGTCGCTGCGCTCCCCCCGCGCATGCTGCACGGGGGGCGTTCGGGCGCGGGCCTCCCGCCGCCGCTCGGACGGAGGGAGCAGCTAGACGACGGCGCTCGGCCCGCGCCCACCCGGCCGGGTCGCCCCGGCTCAGGCGGAGGGCCCCGCCTCCGCCTGCTTCGCCCCCCTCACGAGGTGGCGAATTTCAGCAACTTGATCGCCGCGAAGTCGCTGACATCGCCGCCCACCCGCTTCGAGGCGTAGAAGAGGACATGGGGCTTGGCCGAGAACGGATCGCGCAGCACCCGCAGGTCGGGCCGTTCGGCGATGGTGTAGCCGCTCGCGAAATCGCCAAACGCCAGCGCATAGGCGCCCGCGGCGATGTCAGGCATGTCCTCGGCCACCAGCACCGGATAGCCCATCAGCCGCGCGGGCTCGCCCGCCGCCAGCCCGTCGGTCCACAGGAAGCGCCCGTCCGCGTCCTTCATCTTGCGCACCGCGCCGGCGGTCTTCGAATTCATCACGAAGCTCGCATTCGCCCGGTATTCGGCCTCGAGCGCATAGACCAGATCGACGATCGCATCGGCGGCGTTCACCGCAGCGAAATCGCCATCCGCCCCGGTCGCGACATAGCCAAGCGCGCCCCAGGCCCAGGCGTCGTTCGCGACCTTGGAATGGGTCAGGAAGCCGGTCGGCTTGTCGACGCCATTGCCCGAGACGAAGGCCGCCGCCTCGGCGCGGGCGAAGCGGTCGGCGATGCGATTGGCAAGCCAGGTCTCGATGTCGAAGGCGGAATCGTCGAGCAGCCGCTGGCTCGCCTTCGGCATCGCGGCGAGCTCGTGCAGCGGGATCGAGATCCGCTCGATCTGCGGCGTCGCGGTCTCGCTCAGCGTCGCGGTCTCGCTGGCCCAGCCCGAGCCGAGCTCGCTGCGGTCGACGAGCACGTCATAGGAGCTCGCCTCGACATTCACCACCGCCGCCACCTGGCGGATCGAGGCCGTCGCGCGCAGCACACCGCGGATCGTCTCCGAGGTCTGCGGATCGACGAGATAGCCGCCCTCGGCGGCCACCGCGGTGTTCAGCGCCTTGCCCTCAAGGCTCAGCGCGCGCAGCCCGTCGTCATCGCCCGAGCGCAGATAGGCCGCAAAGGCCTTCTGGTGCGGCGCCTCCTCGAAGGCCGCGGCGGCAAGGGCGGGACGCCCGGCGAAGGTCTTGCTCTGCAGCATGGTCAAACGCTCTTCCTGTTGTTGCATCCTCGTCTCCACTTCATCCTGAAAGCCCTTGATCTCTTTCAGGAAACCGGACAGCGCAGTCTTCACCGCGGCGGCCGGCCCGGGCTCCGCGGACGGCTCCGCCCCGGACCGGGCCTTGAACTCGGTCGTCATCCTTGCACCTCTCTTGCGATGGGGCCGGCTCAGCGCCGGGCCAGCTCGGCCGCAGCACCTTCCAGCGCCTCGGCCAGGTCGTGCCAGATCGCGGCCTCGGGGCTGTCGCCCTTCGCCGCCACCCGCGCCTCGCGGAGCATCGGGAAGGTGACAAGCGACACCTCCCACAGCTCCAGATCGGCCAGCAGCCGCTGGCCCTTCGCGTCCTTCGCGGCCCGCACCGTGCGATAGCCGATCGACAGCCCGTCGATCGCCCCCGCACCGATCAGCGCCGCCGCCTCGCGCGCCTTCGCCACGTCGAGCAGCAGCCGCCCCTTGACGTACAGCCCGCGCGCATCTTCGAAGATCTCCTCCCACACGCCGATCGGCTGGCCCGGGTCGTGCTGCCAGAGCATCTTCACCGTGCCGCCGCGCGCCTTCAGTGCGGCAAGCGAGCGGGCATAGGCACCGGGCGCCACGACGTCGCCGCCCTGATCGGGCAGACCGAAGAGGCTCGCATAGCCCTCGATCGCCGTGCCATCCCGCACGGTCACCGCCTGCCCGCTCGCGCAGAACTTCAGCTCCAGCCCGCAATCCTCTGAATTCATGTCGACATCCTCATTTTGGGGCGTATTGCAAAAGGCCCTGGACCGCCTGCGTCAGGATCACCGCCGCGACGCCATAGACGGTCATCCACAGCCGTTTCTCGAGCCCGAGGATCATCGCCTCGATCTTCTCGAGCCGTCGTTCGACCTGGGCGAACTGCAGCTCCATGATCCGCTCGGTCGCTTCGAAGCGCTGCTCGTGAACCTCGAAGGGCTCCTTCAGGAAACGCGACCCGCCCGTCGCCATCTCAGCCCTCCGCCAGCGGCTGCAGGCCAAGGGCCGCGCGCTTCTCGGCATCGGTGAGGAAGCTCGCCTCGCCGATCCGCTTCCACTGCGCGTCGCGCTCGGCAGCGAGCGCCGGCACCTGGTCGAGATCGGGGCGCAGCTCGATCGTGCTGCCCAGAAACCCCGACAGCCACCACGCCACCGCCGCCGCGACCCGCGTCGCCAGCGGCAGCACGGTCAGCCGGTAAAAGGCCCGGTTCGCCTCGGCGTAATTCGCATAGGTCGCGTCGCCAGGGATGCCCAGAAGCATCGGCGGCACGCCGAAGGCCACCGCGATCTCGCGCGCCGCCGCCGCCTTCGTCTCGTGGAATTCCATGTCCGAGGGCGAAAACCCCATCGGCTTCCAGTCGAGCCCCCCCTCGAGCAGCATCGGCCGGCCGGCATTGCGCGCGCCCTGATGATGCGTCTCCATCTCGAAGACGAGCCGCTCGTATTGCTCGGGCGCCAGCATCCCCTGACCGTCCGCGCCGCGATAGACGATCGCGCCCGAGGGCCGCGCGGCGTTGTCCAGAAGCGCCTTCGACCAGCCGGAGGCGGCATTGTGCACCTCGATCGCCACCGCCGCCGCCTGCAACGGGCTCAGCCCGTAATGGTCGTCCTGCGGGTGAAAGCTGCGGATATGGCAGATCGGGTCGGGATGGCCGGTCATGTCGAACCGGTGCCGGCGCCCGCCCACGGCATAGTCATAGGCGACGGGCCAGCCATCCGCCCCGGGCACCACCGACATCCGGTCGGCGCGCAGCACATGCAGCTCGCGCGGCAGCCCGGGCTCCGGCACCACCGCCTCGAGATAGCCGTTGCCGCTCAGCAGCAGCTGGCCGAACAGCGCCTCGAAGAGCTCCGCCCGCCCCTGACCCGCATTCGGGCGCCGCAGCAGGTCGAGCACCGGATGCACGTCATAGCGCCGCTCGGCGTCCTGGCAGATCAGCGGCACCGCCGCCGCCGCCTCGGCGATCAGCCGCACCGAGCGAAACCCCACCGGGTTGCCCAGAAACCCGAGCCGGGTGAGCGAGCTCGTGTCGCGCGGCCCCCAGACCGGCCGGCCGGCCCCCGTCGCCATCGCCGCGATCCGCCCGGTGACCGAGGCCTTGCGCTCGGGCGCCGCCTCCGGCGCCTGCCGGCGAAAGAAGTTGATCCCCATCCGGTTCTCCTCATCTTCATGTGGGCCCGGGCCCCGGGCATGATCGAAAAAGGGGCCGGGAGTGATCCGGCCCCTGAACGGTTGCTGTGCGGCTGCTGCCGATGTCGGCGGCGGGGGTTTCACACCCCCGCACCCCCGTGAGGTATTTTCCGCAAGGAGAAAGAGGGGTCAGAGTCCCCGCACCTGCGGCCGTCGCCACTGCAGCGAGGGCTCGATGATGAGCTCGGTCAGCGCCCAGACCAGCGCATCCGCCCGGTCGGGCGAACCGCGGCCCTGATAGCCCTGCACCGTCATCCGGCACAGCTGATCCTCGAGCGCGCCCAGCCGGCCGGTGCGCAGGTGCTTGACCCGGCCCTGTTCGTAGAGCGCCGCGACCGGCTCGGCCCGCGCCGCCTTGCCGCGCGCAGCGCGCAGCGCCTTGAACGGCACCAGCGGGTCGATCTGCCGGAGCACGCTTTCGACCAGATCACCGCCCTGGTTCACCTCGGCCACCAGCCGCTCGGCGCCCCATTTCTCGCGCGCCGCGATCGCCGCCCGCGCCCAGTCGGTCGGCCGCCCCCGCGCCGTGCAATCCTCAAGCACAATGGCCCGCCAGTCCTGTGCCGGCCCCGTGCTGACCACGCCCGCAACGATGATCCCGCATTCGTCCGAGCCCGCCCCCGCCGTCACCGCCGGATCGACGGCAACGACGATGCGATCAAGCGCCGGAACGCTGTCCACCCGCGCCGCCTCAAGGCCCGCAGTGCTCCACAGCGCGCCCTCGACATCGTCAAGCAGCACGCCATCGAGCTCCTGCCGGCCAAGGCGCGTGCCGGCATAACGGCCCCGCACCTCCTCGAGGAACGAGGCCGCCAGATAGGCCCGGTTCGCCTCGGTCGGCGCATGAGTGACGACGGTCGAGGGGTTGAGCAGGATCGCCTTCAGCACCCCCACGTTGCGCGGCGTGGTGGTGATCACCTGCTGCGGATGTTCGCCAAGCCGCAGCGCGAATTGCAGCATGTCCCAGGTGTCCTCGGCCTTCTTCCATTTGGCAAGCTCGTCGGCCCAGGCGGCATCGAACTGCGGCCCGCGCAGCGCCTCGGGCTCATGCGCCGAGAGCACCTGCGCGGTCGCCCCATTCGGCCAGACCAGCCGGCGCCGTCCCGCCTCCCACTCCGGGCGCCGGTCGGGCGGCGAACAGGCCAGGATACCGCTCTCGCCGAAGATCATCACGTCGCGCGCCTGATCGAAGGTCTCGCCGACCAGCGCCACCCGGTTGGCCCGGCCGGGGTCCGCGGGCCGCGCCCCTTCGACCTGTGCGCGCACCCATTCGGCGCCCGCGCGCGTCTTGCCCGCACCGCGCCCGCCCATGATCACCCAGCTCTTCCAGGCGCCCGCCGGCGGCAGCTGATGCGGCAACGCCCAGAACTCGAAGATCCAGGGCAGCGCCAGCAACGCGCCATCGCCCAGCCCGGAGAGAAACTCATCCACCTGCTCCGGCGTCGCGGAGGCGAGCCAGGCGGCGCCCGATCTCAGCGCGGGCGGCGTCGAAGTCGAGCTCGCCGGTTCCGACGCCCCCGGCAACCTGCTTGCGGAGTTTTTCAACGCGTGTCCTTTCAT